CCGGTCATGCTGCACGAATGTTCACCTCTCAGCCAGTATGCACAAAGTGTTATTGCTATCGAGGATCAGTATCAACAGGGGGGAGGGTGTCGCGTCTACTGGTGGACAGATGTAGGTATAAATCCAAAAGCCCCCAAAAAAATGGCCTTCCAAGGGGCTCCTATGGTGAACATGAGGGGCATATGAACTGCACATGAGGGGCACATAAAACCCAAGAAAACCCAAATTTGGGGCATATGTAGGGCAAAATGACCCCTCTGGCGGTTGGAAGTCCAAGCAAATACGGGGGTTAGAGCCTGAAAAACCCAAAAAAACCCAAGTGGCAGTCTTGACAGGGATGCTACTATGTAATCATGGCAGCTAAACCGGAGAAGGTGGAGATCCCCGAGGAATTACAGAGGGAGATCGGGGAGGCAATCGCTCAGGTCCAAGGGGAGAAGGAGCGGAGGCAGGTCAGGGCCTTGGAGAGGGAGGATCCGGATAAGGTAGCTTCCATACTGGGGAGTTTGGCTAATGGGAAGAGTGTGACCTTCCTTGTGAAGAAGTGCGGGTACGAGAGGAAGTCAGTTGCGCGGATTCAGAGTGATTATGCGGATTATCTGGGGCAGTGGAAGGAGATGGCGCGGTCCCACACGGGGACGAACTACCTGATGATGCAGCATGCGAAGCAGGAGCTGGCGCAGAAGCTCATTGAGAGGATAGAGAACGACCCGGATTTTGTCGTGACTCCAAGGGACTTGAAGGAGATGGCCGTTGCGGAGAGTATTACATTGAAGGACGCTCTGACGATCAGGGGTGAGGCCAGTCAGATCACGAAGGAGGAGAGGGTTACGACTGTTGAGGATGTGAAATCCGCGCAGGAGGAGTTCCTGAAGAGCATTCAGGAGGCTGAGGTAGTACAGGAGTAATGAGTCTAGTCTGGACGCCGCACCCCTTGGAGCCAGCTCCGACGAAGGAGCAGATACTGGCAGCCCGTACTCCTGAGCAGATGAAGGCCCTTGCGGCTTGGCATGACGCACGGGAGAAGAGGATCGAGCAAGCCGAGAGGGATCCTCTGAACCACGGGTACGAGTTTGAGACATGGGCCGAGGCGGACTTCCTGTTTGAGGATCAGAATCAGGTCTTTATCTTCGGCGGGAACGGGAGCAGCAAGAGTGCTTACGGGGCGCGGACGGTCGTCAGGGCGGCTGTGGAAAACCCAAGGAGTATGATCTATTGCTTCGCTCAGGATCAGGATACTTCCGTCCGTATTCAGCAGAGGTACATCCATCAGTACTTGCCCCCGGAGTTAAGGCAGAACTTCAAGACGGATTCGGCCTACGCTAAGTACAGCCAGAAGAACGGCTTCACGGGGGAGTCCCTAATTCTTCCGAATGGTTCAGAGATTTACTTCCATACTTACAGTCAGTTCATCTCCAACCGGGCGAAGTTCGAGGGGCTGGAAGTGGGATCCCGCGATCCGAGGTGGTACAACATCGGCTTCTGGTTCGATGAGTACCTTGAGTCCGGGGATCTCTACGAGACGATGCTTTACCGTATTCCCCGGCGGGATGCCAAGATCCTTGTGACCTTCACGCCGATTGACGGGTTTACGCCCTTCGTTGCTAAGCAGATCAAGGGGAGCCGCGTGGTCAAGACTCGTCCTACTTCCAAGCAGGTCTTCCCCAATGAGGGCGAGCCGCAGTCCGTGGAGGCCATGCGGGTCAATGACCAGCTCGGGGTGGGAATGGTGTATTTCGAGAGTGAGCAGAACCCCTGGGCCGGGTTTGACTCAATGGTAAAGACCCACGGGCACAAGAGCGTCGGGGAGCGTCTAACGCGCTTCTACGGGGTTCCCGTGAAGAGCATGACATCCTTGTTCCCCCTGTTCAGTACGGATGTCAATGTGATCAGCAGCAAGAAGTTCCCGAATGTGATGGGGCCGCAGTTCACCCGGTATCAGGTGATTGACCCCGCCAATGCCCGGAACTACTTCGCTTTGTGGGCTGCCGTGAATGCCGCCGGGGAGATCTACATCTACCGTGAGTGGCCCGACAGGCCCAGCTATGGCGAATGGGCGATCTTCGGTGACCCCAAGTGGAAGAAGGGACCAGCGAGTGACAAATTGGGATACAATGTGAAGTCCTATGTTGACTTGTTCCATGAGCTAGAAGGCGAAGATGAAGAGATCTTTGAGAGATTGGTGGACTCACGCTTCGCTGCAAGTGCTGGCTCAGATGGTGCTGATCTATTTCAGGATTTTGAAGAGCATGGATTCTTTGTTCAGCCGACTGACGGGCAGACGGAAGAGAAAGGACTGACGAGACTTGATGACTGGTTTAGCTACAATCCTAATTTGCCTGTGGATAGCGCAAACAAACCCCTTTGTTACATCCACGAAAAGTGCGGCAATCTCATTGAGTCACTTCTTTCATACGCAGCGGATGGAAAGAAGGATGAGGCACTGAAGGATCCAATTGACGCTCTTCGCTACCTTCGTATGGCCAACGAGGGCGAAGGTATTGAACACTATGATTCCAATTCGTTTGTTACGGTGAGGAAATCACAAGGAGGCTACTAATGGCAAAGATTCGACTGAATGACGTATCGGACAAGCTGAACCTCAGCATGCCCGAAACCGCGCAGCTAGTGAGCGACAAGCTGACAAGTGACCAGTACTCAGGCACGGGGCTGCGGCTATGGGTGGACGAGGAGGCCATGAGCGTCCTTGAGGCCGCCGTGGAGATGCCCGAGCTTGTCCCTAACTACTACAGGGTGAAGGTAGTACGGGAGGCTCCGAACCCCAACTATGTGTACGCAAAGTTCTGGGAGTTCGACAGGGTGCTTCCCGTTGTTGTCCCCCGGAAGTACAGCAAGTTGCTCAAGGGCAAGATGATCAAGGTCGAGGAGATCAAAGATGAAAAAGGCTGTTCTTACCGGTTCGTCCGACAGTGAGCCCGAGGACATTACCTTGGACCCTGAGTTTTTGAATGAACAGATTGAGAGACTTCTGGGATGGGAGATCATGCTAAGGGAGTGCTTGTCACAGAAGGAACCGATTCCAGCACAGGAATTGTGCGATAGAATCGGCGTAAACAAGAACTACATCCATTGGGTTCTTGAGGACATAAGGGAACGAATTTCTAATGAAGACTGAGGACATCTCCGAGGGACTTACCTACGCCGATAAAGAGCCCGACATTACGAGCCTCCGGTACGCTTATGACCAGACGGTCATTGAACTAGAGGCGTACTTTGACCTCTGTCGGAACAGCTACGACGACCGGAGGAACTGGTGGCCCGGAAAGAGTCGTGACCTCCGCAAACATGGCGCGGATGCATTCCCGTGGGAGGGTGCTGCCGACATGGAGAGCCATGTTATCGATGAGCGGATTACCCGCCTTGTCAGCATCTTTATGACGGCGATGAACCGGGCGCAGATCAAGGCGTACCCGGTGAACAGCACTGAGATTGATCGGGCTAAGGTTGTCAGCAGCTTCCTCAAGTGGATGACGACGAGTGGCTACATCGACCGCTTCAAGCGTGAGATGGAGCTAGGCGCGAACTACATGCTTGAGCGGGGGCTGATGATTACCTACGTCGGCTGGAACCGCGAGGATCGCAGTTACTTGCAGAAGCTGGATCTTGACCAGATCGGGCAGATCAGCCCGGACCTCGTTGAGAGCATCACCAGCGGCGAGAACGACGAGGAGGTCATCTCGCTCATGCAGACCGCAATGCCTAATCTGAAGCGGCGCAGGGCAAAGAAGGCCCTTCGTCAGCTCCGGAAGAATGGGGTAGCCGAGCTTCCCATTGTCCGGCGGCAGGTAGATGCCCCAATGGTCAAGACCCTCGCCCCCGATGGGGACTTCTTCTTCCCTGCTTATGTCACCGACCCTCAACGTGCCCCGTACTGTTTCTGGCGCACTTACTACACCGTTCAGGAGCTAAAGAACAAAGTAGCTACGGACGACTGGGACGAGGAATGGGTGGACCACGTCATTGAGCACTACAAGGGTGTCAACATTGACAGTATTGAGCGCGAGCAGGAGGGGCGGCGCAGCATCTCGCTGACGGACAACGCCTATGAGGCCGAGGAACTCATTGAAGTCATCCACGGCTACCAGAGGCTGATTGACCGCGAGGACAACTCCGAGGGTATTTACGAGACCGTGTTCCACCGGGAGTTCGACGGCGATGAGGGGATGAACCTCAAGGGGTTTGCCAAGTTCGAGCTGATGAACGGGTACGAGGACTACCCCGTGGTGGTTACCCGGCTTTCTGAGGACTCCAAGAGGCTCTACGACACCGGGACCATCCCTGATGTTCTCCGTGGGATTCAGATGCAGGTCAAGGTCGAGCGGGACTCCAGAATTGACCAGAACAGCATGGCGACCCTCCCGCCGATCATGCACCCAGTGAGCAACGTACCGAGTGAATGGGGGCCGGGTCGCATGGTTCCCGTCCGGCGGCAGGGCGAGATTCAATTCGGTCCCCAACCTGCTTACAACGAGGGCTCCTTGGAGATGGAGCAGACTCAGCAGGAACAAGCTGATAAGCTCGTTGGGCTCGACGAGAGTCCTTTCGCGCAGCTCCGGCGGCAGTTCTTGGTTGACAAGTTCCTGTATCATGTCGCGGAAGTGCTCAAGATGGCTTTCAGGGCGTTCCAGAGGTTCGGGCCGGACTCGATTTACTTCCAAGTCACCGGGGTACAGGATCCCTTGCAGTTCGACAAGGGCAACCCCGACGAGAACTTTGACATCAACATCTCTTGGAATGTGCAGGAGACTGATCCGGAGTTCCACGAACGGAAGCTTCAGATGT